CTGCCGATAGGGTTTGAATCGGTAGGATTTCAGCAGACTTATATTTACAACTTTGAGAGAATTATGATGGAACGTGGTAAGATGTTTGCAGTAGAACCAATTAAGAGACGTTCCAAGCAGTCTAAGGAAGAAAGAATACTAAGACTGGTTCCGAGATTGCAAAGCGGTTTCTACGCACCACGGACTATGGTCAAGCAGAGTAAGAGGGAAGGCGAGTATGATTTGGTGCAACGCCTCCTGTGGGAACTTACCAAGTTTCCGTTTGCTGGGCACGATGACTTAGCTGATGCACTGGCAGACCAGTTAGATATTATCCATGCAAGTAAACTGCCGGTAGCTACTAAGAGAGAGGACAAGGATGATAAGGTAGTAGAGTTTGTTCATCCGTCGATGATAGAAGATCAGAAACCACACTTGAGGAGAAACAAAAAATACGGATCGGTAGGGGCGGTTAGATAATGGGATTTAGATTACCATGGGTTAAGAAGAAAAAAGAAAATGTACAGTTTGAGGGGACTCGTGACCACAATAGCGAGCAGGAAAACGAACTGCTCGAGATTGCGACACATAGGTTTGGTATCGCTGATAGCGGTAAGGTTGGCTTTGATAACGAGCATCTTAACAGAAAATGGAAAAGGTTTGATCAGATTTACAGAAGCCAACAGTGGTTCGAGGTTATACCAGACGATAAGTCTGCCCCTGTGCTTAACTTTACGTTTGCTATTATACAATCTTTAGTACCAAGACTGACCGATAATAACCCGGAGGTACTGCTAAAGCCAAGGACAAGCCCAGCAGATGTACAGTTAGCAGACTATTTGAAGACAGTCTTAGACCATCTGTGGTATACTAATAAGATGCAGGAGGCGAAGCTTCCAGAGGTTGTTATACACGCTTTAAAGTATGGTACAGGGCTTATCAAGACTGTATGGGACCCAGATATGTGGGACGGTTTGGGAGAAGTTAAGTATAGTGTAGTGCATCCTATGAACTTTTATCCTGATCCGAGGGCTTACGACGTACCGAGTATGGACTACTATTTTATTACTATGCCTAAGCCGTTGGAGTACTTTATTAGGAGGTGGCCTGACAAAGGGCATCTGGTAATTCCGGACATGGACTGGACGGATTCGGAAGATCTGGAAGGACGTGCTAGAGATACAGGAGAAGAGACTGCTACTTTAATGGAGTACGCTTTCAGGGACGAAGAAGGTAATGTATGTATAATGTACTACGCAGGGCATGTAGTGCTGGATATTATCGGTGGTAAATTTGACGAAGATTACGACGAAGACACTGGCGGTAATCCGATATACAGGCACAACGAGTTTCCAATTACTAGGGTGATGGATTATCCTAGTGAAAAAGAATTCTGGGGGACTGGTGAGATTGAGCTTATTGCGACTTTACAGCAGCTTATTAACTCGTACGAGGCTCAGATTATTGACAATACTAGGCTTATGGGTAATGCCCAGTGGCTCGTTAACAAGACTCTTTCAGGACTTGATGAGTCCGATGCTTGGATATTTGACAATGCTCCCGGTACGACGATTTTTTCACATAATGGTGGAGTGGACAGGATACCGGGTGTACCGATACCACAGCATATACCAGACCACTTAGAGCGTTTGATCTTCTGGGTTGAGCAGATTCTAGGGGTATATGATGTAGTACAGGGCAGACGTCCTGTGGGGGTTAGAGCAGCTTCTGCTATTATTGCCTTACAGGAGGCAGCTAATATCAGGGTACGAGAGAAGGCTAAGCATATGGGGCTCGCTATCCGTGAGCTGTCCGAGCAAGCTATATCTCTGGTACTGGAGAATTATGAAGAACCAAGACTTATTAGAATAGCTGGAGAGATTGTACCAACTACGCTTGATGTTAGGGAAGCGTTGCAGGAACGTATTGTAGACATGGCAGAACAATCTGGTTTGATGCAGGAAATGATGCCACCTGAGTTGGAACAGCCTGAGCAGATACCACAGGAGACTATGGACCAACTTATGGACGAGGTTAAGTTTCCGGAGTTTGATGTTGAAGTTAACGTGGGACCAAGTATACCTCAATCACAGGCACTGCTTTACGAGCAAGCAAAAGAATTTTATCAGCTCGGTGTGATTGACCGTACAGCCGTGTTAGAGGTAACAGGGTTCCCGAATAAGGAAGAGATTCTTGAGCGTATGAATGCTATGGAAGCCCAAGAAATGGGTGGAGACGGTCAAGAACGAGTTGGGGAAAGAACAATTTAAGGGGGTGAGTAGATGACTACGAAGGTGTTCTATCCGGGTTACAGTGATACTGAGGGGAAGAAGCCAAAGACTTCGGCTCACCCTAAGCCGAGCTACAGTGGGAATAGCGGAGTAACAAACGTATATACCCACCAAGCTAAGAACAAGCTGACTGCTGAGAAGCTGGTCAAGCCACGAGGTTAGTAAGACTTACAGGCGACGGCCTTAAAACGGAAACTACAGCCGACGGGCTAAAAACGGAGGTATGTAAATGACTTACGAGAAGTTTGATGGAGACGAGCAAGAGGTAGAAGAAACGACTTACGAAGAAAACGAGGAAGTACAAGATGAACTAGGAGACCAAGAGGACGATGTACAAGAGGATGCAAGACTTACTCAAGAACAGGTTAACGAAATAGTCGAAAAGAGGTTGGCAAGAGAACGGAGAAAACAGGATAAGGAGTTGGCTAAGAAATTGGGAGTTCCTGTGGAGCAAGCAAGAGAGTATATTGATGCAGGGTTGTCGGTCTCTCAGGCCTCTGGCTTGACCCCGGCACAGATTCGTGAACGAATCAAACAAGGACAGCAAGGGTCGGGACAGCAAGCTCAGGGTCAGTACCAACAGCAGCAACAGTATCAACCACAGGATGACCTGAAGCAGGAAATAAATGACATCAAAGGAATTCTGTCCGATGAGCGAGAACAAAAGATTCGAGCTCAACAGGAACAGGAAGCCAAGAAAGAATTTGGTACGCTGTATGACGATAATGAGGATGAGATTATCGAGAAGGCTGAGGATAATGGACTCTCGCTACTGGATGCAGCTGCAATCGTACTTAGGCCTAAGATAAGGGAGCATGTAGAGACACAGACTCGCCAGAAACAGCAGACCAAACGCAAGAGGAAAGTTGAGGGTGGAGGAGATCCACCACAAAAAGGGGAAGATATCGCATCGAAGTTAACTGCTAAGCAGATGGATGTAGCTAGGAAGATGAGGATACCCCTTGAGAAGTACTATAAGAACTTGAAAGAGTTAGGTGAAATAGAATAAGAGAGGTGAAAAGTAAATGGCTTTTCAATTTGTAAGAAACTTAATCAGTAATATGAGCCCTGTGGCTCCTCCGGGCGATGTGTTTCCTTTCAAGGATCAGGATAACTCTGGAGGTTTGGCTGCTGGTGTAGTTTGCGATATGCACGCAACGGCAGGTCATCTTAATATTGCTGCTGCTCAGAGTCAAGTTCCGGCTGTAATTACGGTAGAGGCTATCGCACAGAACGGTGAGGGTCGTGCTCAGTGGGTTCTCCCCGGTTCGGTGTACAAAGTCCCTGTGCGTAAAGCAGATGGTACTAAGTTTACCGCGGTTCCGGGTACTGGTACGAATGGTATTGCAGCTACTACAGTTCTGGGGGCACGCCTTCGTATTACTGCGGACGGTAAAGCTGCTGACGGAGCTACTGCGTCGGACGCAGATAACCCGCTTACTGTAGTTAAGATCGAGCGGAGCTCGGATTCCAACGCTGCTGAAACAGTAGCATGGGTAGTATTTAACCAAGGGCTGCTCTTTAAGGGTAATGTAAACGCTTAATTTTTAGAAATCTAAGAGAGGTGAACGAATAAATGGCTACTGCACGTAGAGAACATTTCGGCAAACTCTTGGAGCCCGGTCTTCGTGAGATCTTTTACGAGGTCTTTGATGACACTCCAAAGATGTATACAGAACTATTTAATGTACAGACTACATCTAACCCTTACGAGGAAGATGTTAGTATCGGTACTCTGGGACCTTTCCCGGATTTTGAGGGTGTTGTAGAGTACGACAGGCCGTATCAGGGATACAACAAGATTTACGAATTCCCGGAAATGGCTAAAGGTTTCCGCATTGAGCGTAAACTGTACGACGATGAGAAGTATAATATTATCAATAAGCGTCCTGCTGCACTTGCGATTGAAGCTGTACGTAGGAAAGAGGAAGATGCTGCTTCGATCTTCAACAACGCTTTTGATACTAACTATACTGGTCCGGATGGTAAAGCACTCATTGCGTCCGACCACCCTTCTAAAGCATATATAGATAGTGGTGGGGCAGAAGGTATAGAGGAAAGGTCTAACGTAATTGTAGACTCTGCTTCTACTCCTAACCCGAAGCTTAGCCATGCTAATCTTCAGGCTGCTAAACGGCAGATGAGGTCTGCACAGAATGATAGGGGAGGCCGTATTTCGGTAGTTCCTACTACTCTGTTGGTTCCTCCGGATTTGGAAGAAGAAGCATGGATGTTGATGGAGTCGGACAAGACTATCCATACTAGAGATAATAACCCCAATATCCACGAAGGGCGTTATAAACTGATGGTATGGGATGAGCTTGACAATCCTGACGCATGGTTCCTGATTGCAGACAATTATAGGGATATGTTCCTGCATTGGTTTGATCGTGTACCTCTGGAGTTTGCTATGGAAGAAGAGTTTGATACTCTCGTAGCTAAGTTCCGGGCTTACATGAGGCACGGTGCTGGATGGTCTGATTGGCTGTGGATCTACGGTTCTGACGGATCGGAAAGCTAGAGTAATTAATTAGGGAGACGGTCTCAAGACGGCCATGCCTCCTGTGCGGTCTCCCTAATAAAAATTTGGAGGTGTAAATAATGGGTAAATATGGAATCGGTAAGCCCGGTGTCCACGATACCGGACCTGTTGTATCTGAGAATGGGTTTAGGGTTGGAGATAAGAAGAGTAGCACAGAGGTTATTGATAAAGACTCGGTTATTCAAGCTAACCTCAAAGAAGATGTTCTTCGGGTTGCTAGTATATCTGTGTCTAATGCTGAGATAAAGAATTTAGATACTGCTGCAAAGGAACTCGTTGCAGCTCCCGGAGCAGATAAGTTTATTGAGTTTGTAAGTGCTACGCTTGTTCATGATTATGGTAGCAACGTTCTTACAGGAGAACACGCACTAACTATTGGTTGGGATGATGGCTCTGTGGCTGCTGCTGCTACTGTTGCACATGGTGATTTCGCACATAAAACAGCAGATCATGTAGTAAATGTACAACCAGCACTTGAAACAGATGCAACTGCTGCTAGTGTAGCTAATAAGAATTTAGCTATTACTTCTGCTAGTGATTATGCTGGTAATGCTGGTAATGATACTGTATGGACAATTAAAGTTGCTTATAGAGTTTTGACCTTAGGACTGGCTTAATAAGTTGGGGTAGCTAACACT